TGTTTTTCAATCAAAATTAGGTATAGCCGTAAGAGAAGCACGCTGTTTAGATAATGCCGCCAACATCTTTCCCGTAGTATCTAATGCTAATACTTGTTGTCCATATATAGTGGCGTTTAATCCCATTCCGGTCTGCCCCTGATAAGTCACGTTTGCACCACCGGCCCCGGCTTTCTGAATCTGTTGTTCTCTTGTGGCCGCAATTAAATGAGCCGAAAGCCATCTTTCTATTTCTTTTTTATGTCCATCGGCAAGGTCTGTATCGCTTCCAAGAACTTCTGTTACTGTATAATTAGCGCCAAGAATAAACGCATCCACAATAGTATCAACTAAATCAGTATCTATAATTTGTTTGACTTCTGTTGCTGTAACGCGTGCCATTATAATTTCCCTCCAAGAACTATGCGTTCTATATCTGCATCCTGATAAGATACATACATCTCTTCAATAACTTCTGTATATTCTTTTGCATAAAATTCATGAAATTGTCCTGGGCGCACGGTAAAACATTCGCCTTTCCCCAAAATCGTTTCCTTTAACACCCCTTCCAACTCTTCTGTTTTAATAATAAGCGCACCTTTTAAAACAGCAAATAAGTTATATTTTGTTTTGTGCCGGTGCCAACTACATTTGAAACCCGGTTCAACTTTCAAAAAAGAAACAGCGTGCATATCGTCTACTCGAAGCAACCAACGCTCCCCCCAAACTTTATGCTGTCTATCCATTTTTTATTCCCTTATCATTAATAGTTTTTTCCAGTATTTCTTCTGCTGCTTTTCTTACATCTTTTGGAATAATCATACTCATAGCAAGCTTGCAATGCTCACATTTATCATATCTACCACACGGAGATTCAGGCAATTCTGCAATATAAAAATTCTTTTGGTAGGTATACCCTGTAATTTTTGGATTCGCAAAACCCCCAAATATTACTACCGCTGGAGTCCCCATACTGGCAGCCATATGATGCGTACCACCATCTATTGTTAATACTAAAGAAGCATGTTTTACTACTCCCGCAGCAACTCGAAAATTCGGAGAATCAATAGCTTGCACACCTGAAAGGATTTTGGTTTTTTTATTGATATCAAATTGGTATATAGGTACCGGAAAATCTTTAACTGTCTCTTCCCAGCGTTACCATCCCCAATCTTTATTGGTACTACTTCCTTGTTCAGGACGTACATGAGGTTCTACAATTACAAAAGGTTTTTCAGGTAATAAACATAATGCTTCCGCTTCTTCTTTTGCAGTCAAACGTATATGTCCCGCGCGAGCACGAAATTTGGGATTCCAAACTGAGATAGGTCCCGGATGTTTCCATCGTAACATACAAGGGCGGATATTTGGGCCGTCCATAATATGCAAAGGCGAATCAGGATCAACTGCCGGATGATTTAACCAAGCAGCATGTCTTCGCGGATTGCCACTAACACCATAAATTGCAACAGGCTTGCCAAGAATGGAATAAACCACTTCTGCTCGTCCCAATGCCATTATCTCATCACCCCATCCCATATTATTTTCCCTTCTCTATTAACCAATCAGTATTTGATAATGTCTCATTCAATGACGCCTAACATACTTCATTGATACTCTTTCATATGTTAATTCTGCCATTTTATTTGTCCCAGCTTAACACAAAATCTTGATCAAGATCCTCTTTAAGAACTGCCCCCAAAGATTTCAAATAGTCGACCGCCCCTGTTCTTGTATTACCAAATTGAGTTGTTAAATCAAAATCCGACCGCTGTTCAACTACGATTGTTGGCTTCCATATTAAAAGACTTTTTTCGGCACCCTGCAATACTTGTAATTCAAATCCTTCACAATCGATTTTTATAAAGTTAACCGGAAGCTTTTCCAAATTAAAGGAATCCAATGTGCGCATTTCCACAGGGGTGCCTTCATCATTGTTTGTAGCAATCATAGTGTTCCCTGTTGCTCCTTTATCCGGAACAAACAAACGCCTGGAACTATTCTCATTCCCCAACGCATAAGGATACAAAACTGCATTAGGTTGCTGTACATTTTTTTCCCAGCATTCTCGATGAAGTAGACTTGGTTCAAATGCCAGCACCTTACTAAAATCAAACGCTAAGTAATATGTCCATAAGCCAACATGTGCACCAATATCTATTGCACAAGCATCCCCACGTATATATTGTTGCACACGTTCATACTTGCTACATTGATATGCGTATCTCCCCCGACGTTTCGCTTTCCCACGCTCCATATATTCAATTAAATCAACCTCTTCATCAGGAAACCACCAACCACCACGCTCATAATATTTCATTTTTTTCTTTTCCTCCCACTCCAATCCATAATATAGTCACCACCAATTTCTTGTAGGACAGATGCCCCTAACGATTCCAAATAATGAATCGCTCCCTTCGGTGGAAATGGAAATCGGCCTTCCCATTCTTTTTTCTGCTCTACAACCACCATAGGTTTGCATCTTTTTAATAGCCGTTCCGCACCCTGAAGAATTGGAAGTTCATATCCTTCACAGTCAACTTTCAAAAAGGAAACATCTCTTAATCGAAAAGAATCCAGTGTTTTTATTGGACAGGTAATTCCTGTCTCACTAACACAGGTGCCTCCACAAGAACCTTCTGGGGAAGTGAAAGATAATTCTCCAGGAGCATCACTTAATCCCACCTCATGCAGTTCTACATTTTCGATTCCTGCAAGGTTTACTTTCCAACATTCATTGTGTAAAGGAATAGGTTCAAATGCAACCACCTTTTTAAATTCATTTGAAAGAGGTAGCGTCCAAAATCCTACATTAGAACCTGCATCAACTGCAATACCATTTCTATGATCCAAATAGGAAAGTGCGGGCTTCAATTTGTTATAATACTGATACATAAGCCTGTTGTGATATGGCCGAAGTCGCTGAAAATGAAGCATAAACCGAAAATGTTCTTCCCCTTTCGGCAACCACCAGCCCCCATAATAATCCATACGTTTATCGTTTTCGATAATTTGATCAAGGGGAAGATAGTCAACTTCTGTCAATGCGCTATTAGGTGTGGCATGCAAAAGGTCGATTTCATTTTCCCAAACCTCTTTACGAATGTTCGTCCACTCTATCAGCATCTCCTTACAGGTTTTTGATGGAGAAGGGTGTGTATATCCTTCGTGAAAGTGTTTTCTTCCATTAATTTCCTTCAAATCCATACCAATCAGTACTACCAAATTTGCTCCCAACTGATATGCCAAATTTGCAGCCATCAAACCAGAATTATTATGAACCAAATACCCTAACCCTTTATCCAATTTATACTTATCAGTGGAATTTCTACGAAGAGCCACTACCCCAGGAATTGTAACAGTTGATACTTTGTGCGGAATAGGACTGGACAAAATACTTTTTCATGTTCCTCATAAAAAGATTTATCTGCAAAAAAATGAATATTTGCTTTTGGGTAAATCTGATGCGCCCGGTTAACCGCAATCACAAATTGATTATCCAAAAGTGAAAGGTCTACATCCTCTACACTTACTCCACCACCCAAAATAAACACCGTTTCTTGTGGGGGAATTGCTTTGAAAAGAGCTTCCCCTGGTATATGTTCCCCTAACACTTTTTCCTGAACAGTCGACGTAGTCCGCGTCTTTCGGCGTTGCACGCGCTTTGCAGGTACAATCTGTTTTAAAAATGACTTAGGAAGTTCCGCTTCCGACGCTTGAAAAATTTGATTTGATTTAATGATGCGTCCCTTCCACCGAAGTG